TTTTAAGGATTGGCGGCACGCTTTTGCTGTCCACCGCAGCACAGGCCTTGATGCCAAAGCCACAGACCAGGATGCAGCCGCGGACGGTGACGATCCGCGAGCCCGTGGTGCCCCGCGATCTCGTCTATGGGCGCACGCGCAAGGGTGGCGTCATCGTCTTCCTGCATTCCTCAGGATCGGAGAATAAGTTTCTTGATCTTGTGATTGTGCTGGCCACGCACCGGGTCAAATCCATCGGGGCTATCTATTTTGAGGGGGAAATGGCCCTTGATGCGGACGGCACCGCCCAAGGCCGATGGGCCGGAAAGGTCCTCGTCGAGAAGAAACTTGGCGACGCCAACCAAACCGCTTTCGCGGGCCTGAAATCAGCGCTGCCGGACAAATGGAACGAGAACCATCGGCTGCGGGGCTGTGCCGCGATCCGGCTGCGGCTGACCTATGACCAAGATGCCTTCCCAGGCGGGATCCCGAACATCACGGTGGATCTGGAGGGCAAGGACGACATCTGGGACCCTCGGACCCAAACCGCAGGCTATTCGGAAAACCCCGCCCTTTGCCTTGCAGATTACATGGCCAATCCGACCTGGGGCATCGGCGCACGGATTGGCGAGCCCGACGGGATTGACGAGATGTCGCTCGTGGAAGCCGCCAACATCTGCGACGAGGCCGTTCCGCTTGCCGGTGGAGGCTCTGAGCCGCGTTACGCCTGCAACGGGGTGATTACGCTCTCCGAGGTTCCGAAAACGATCATCGAGGGGATGCTCTAGTCCTTCGCAGGTCGCTGTGCCTTCTCCGCTGGATCCTGGCGCATCCATGCCGGGGCCTGGCGGGCCCCTGATGTCGCGCTCACCTCCGACCATGTCCGGATGGGCGGGCTGACTTTGGCCACGCGCGTGACCATGTCATCGAACTTCAACGGGGTCCGCGGGCAGTTCGTCAGTCCTGAGAACGACTGGCAGCCGGATGACTTCCCGGCCTATGCGAGCGCTGTTTACGTGGGTGAGGATGGTGGTGAACAAAAGTGGCGCGACATCTCGCTGCCCTTCACGATCTCCGCGTCTATGGCTCAACGGCTTGCGAAGATCGAGCTTGAGCGCGCGCGTCGACAAATGACGGTGCGGTTGTCAGGGAAACTGTCGGCCTGGGCAGCCACGGTGGGCGATGTGGTAACGCTCTCCTATGCCCGCTGGGGCTTTGCTGCGAAACCTTTTGAGGTGCACGGAGTGAGCCTTGACCTGACGGCTTCTGGGGACGGTGCGCTCCTCTTGCCAGAGCTCGTTCTGCGTGAGACCTCGCCTCTGGTCTTTGACTGGTCAGCAAGTGAGGAGCAAATCTATGCAGCCGCCCCACGAACGGCGTTGCCGAATGCCTATAACATCCCGGCACCTGGCGCACCGCAGGTAACTGAAGACCTCTATGTCACGCGGGATGGCGGCGGGCTGAAGGTTCTGGCCAAGATTAGCTGGGAAGCGGCACCTTCAGGATTTGTTGCGGCCTATCAGCTGCAAGGCAGACTTGCTGGCGCGGTCGACTGGATCGACTATGGCCGCACCGACGGCACTACGCTTGAGATCCGTGACATTGCTCCTGGCAACTGGTCGTTTCGCGTCAAAGCGATCTCGGTCTTGGGCGTCTCCTCGCCCTGGCAGGAGACAGCGGTCGAAATCCTCGGGCTCACCGCCCCTCCGGCGGGGCTTGAGAATGTGACGCTGCAAACGGCCGGTGGCCTCGCCATCCTGAAATGGTCCCGCTCGGTCGATCCAGATGTGCGCGTGGGCGGCAACATCGTGATCCGGCACTCCAAGGAGGCAACCGCCACTTGGGCCGACAGCTATTCGATGGATCGGGTCTCGGGTGGGGAGGCCATCGCCGTCGTGCCGCTCAAACCTGGCACCTATCTGGTGCGCGCCGAGGACAGCGGCGGCCGCGCCGGGCCTGAAACCCGCGTTACGACCAAGGGCGCGCAAGTACTGGCCTTCTCAACACTGGACTTTCTGCAAGCCGATCCTGGCTTTGTTGGCACAAAAAACGGTCTTCAAGTGACAGGGTCAAACCTGACGCTTGGCACAGCAACCGCAAATGGTGTGACGCAAGTGACAGCGATGGAGGGGCAATACGCCTTCGCCGCCGGGCTTGATCTTGGCGCTGTAACACGCGTGCGGCTTCGCTCCGAGATCGGCGTTGCAGCACTGGCACTCAACGATCGGATCGATGCGCGCACGGCGCTCATGGACACTTGGGCCGATTTTGATGGGTCCGCTGGCGCAGAAATCGACGTGCTCTTTGAGATCCGGGAAACCGACGATGATCCGGCTGGCGCCCCCAGTTGGGGTCCCTGGGGCCGGCTCGACAACCACGAAATCGAAGCCCGCGCGGTGGAAGCGCGGGCGCATCTTATGACGAAGGACGCGTCCTACACGCCGATCGTCAGCCAATTGCGGCTTTATGCCGATGAGGTCGCCTGAAGACGCGTTCCATGACTGAGGCGCGTACCTTCGTTGCCTCACGGCTCTGCGTTGAGCGCAAATGGCTACATATCTAATTGATTGAAAACGGATAGCGCAGAAATGTCCCAGACAGCGAGTTTTACAATTGCGAACGACGCAGGCGCCGCGGTGCGGGCGCGGATCAATGAGGTGATCGCGGCCCTACAATCGACGAATGCTGGGGCGTCGGCGCCATCCGCGACAGTGGCGGGCATGCTCTGGGTTGATACCTCGGTCTCGCCACCAGTTCTTCGCCGGAGGAACGCCACGAACACCGGCTGGGACGCGCTTCTTGATGCAGCTGGCAATTTAGCCGGGCTAGCAAACAACGCCGTCGCTCGAACGAACCTTGGCCTCGGGACAATGGCCACGAAATCCGCCGCCGATTATGACGCAGCAATCGCGGCCAAGGCGGCACTGTCTGGGGCGAGCTTTACTGGCGTGGTGACCGCCCCAAACTTCGTCTCCTCGTCTGATGCCCGGCTGAAGTCGGAGGTCGAGACCATTGCGGATGCACTGGCTCTCGTCTCGGCCCTGCGCGGCGTGCGCTTTACGATGGATGGCAACAGACAGATTGGGCTGGTTGCCCAGGAGGTTGAGGCGGTGCTCCCCGAGGTGGTGCGGGCGGATGTGGACACCGGTCAGCTCTCGGTGGCCTACGGCAATATCATCGGTCTGTTGATTGAGGCCGTCAAAGAACTGACCGCCCGTGTTGCGGCATTAGAGGAGGCGCGCTCATGAATGACGGTGGGTTTATTGAGATGATCAACTCGGTTTTTGGAGGCGCTGTGACCACACTAATCGGCGCCTTTACGGGGCGACTGATGTGGCATTCGGGTGAGGTCAAGCTCGGCAACCGTCGCTTCTTTGGCAAAGAACTCCTTTGGGAAATCCCCGTGGCCGTCGGCATGGCGCTGATTGGAGAGGCTGCGGCGCGCTACATTGGGCTCTCGCAGCCCGTCTCCACCGGGTTTGTGGCCACGCTTGCCTATTTGGGTCCGCGCGGAGCTGAAGCGCTACTCGCAACCTGGCTTGGTCGCAAAAAGTAGCGGTGCAGACTGTATGCACGCACTTGAAGCGGCCAATTATGCCGCCCATTTAGGGCTCAAGAAATGACTAACAGAGGGTGAAACTATGACTGAGATCGCAGCTATCTTAGCGCAAATCCAGAAATCGAAAGATCCCGTAGAAGCAGTCAAGCGGTTAGTTCTCGCACACGGCGGGCAGTGGTGTGACCCAGAGAATGCCAAAGGCCTCTTTGAAATCCAACTCATGGGTCTGGCGGGTATAGGCCCGTCTGTTGCCGCCGCCGTGGATGATTGGCTGATGCAGGCCAAAGACGCGGTCTTTGAAGCCGCCGGCACAGGGTAAGAACGCCCGCCTGAAGCCCAAAAATCTAACACTATGATCGCAGCCGCCCCTTGGGGCGGCTGTTTGCATTTGTAAAGGAGCGCCATATGACACCGTTCGACATTGCCCGCAGCTACATCGGTTTGAGCGAGGGCCCGGGCCCTGCCGACAATCCGGCCATTCTGGAGATGTACACCTCGGTCGGCCACGACTGGGTCGAGCATGATAGCGTCGCTTGGTGCGCGGCATTCGTCGGGCACTGCCTTGAGCAGGCTGGCATTCGCTCTACACGCAAGCTGACCGCCCGGTCTTATCTCAACTGGGGCATCACCATCGAGATCGCGGATGCCCAGCAAGGCGACATCGGTGTGATCCCGCGCGGTAGGTCCAGCTGGCAGGGGCATGTCTTCTTCATCGATCGGATTGAGGGTGCTTGGGTCTGGGGGCTTGGCGGTAATCAGAGTGATGCCGTGAACATCAAACGTTATCCCGTCTCAAAGCTGCTCGGAGTGAGGCGTGCGGGCAATGTTGCACCGAGCGTGACGCTGCCCGTTGAGGCGGTCCAGCGGCGGCTGAAGGATCTCGGCTATCACGAGGTCGGCAACATCGACGGGATTGCTGGGCCTCGAACCAGCGCTGCGATTTTGGCCTTCCGCAATGACAACAGCCTGCCGCTTGTCCCCATCATCGATGTGGCTCTCACCGAAGAACTTGAGGCTGCCGCGCCGCGTGCAATCGTCCCTGAGCGCGCATCCGGTGTACCAATAGACAGTCGCATCGTGACGGCATCCAATGCACAGATTGGCCTCGGGGTTCTTGGGACGGCGGGTTCTGTTGGGGCTCAGATCGCACCGGCTCTCGTTGAAGCGGAGCGCGCGAAAGACACCGCGTCTCGGATCTTCGCACTGACTGGTCTCGAGGCCTGGCTCACGATCGCTCTGCCCTGGATTGGCGCGGCCGTGTTTGCCGGCGTCGTCATCTATGCCCTGCGCGCTAAA